TTTGACCGTCATTTGGTGCAACCTGTGCAGTTTTTTTGAATTTTGTCGCTACTTTATAGATGTAATTCTCAATATCGTCTTCATCGATGTTACCAACGTCAATTTTAAACACTTTTTTCTCACCCGCACGAATAATACGATAAGTAAGCATTGCGTCTTCAGCCATAACAAGCTGTCTGAACACTCTACGGACCTTATTTAAGATAGATGAACCATAAGGTAAGTACTTATCATCACCCAATAATCTAAAATGCGCAATTTCAAACACATTAAATTCATCACCCGTCATTCTCTCCTTGAATTTGACGAATGGTTTGCCGTTTTGGATTCTTTCGAATCTCTCAATTTCGTAATTAACAAGTTGTTTTACGTGAGTAATACCCTTTTTCCTCTCACCATATAATAAAACAAAATTATCACCGTATTTACACACATTTCTTACCCAAAATGGTAAGTTTACATTCACATTAACAATATCATAAAAGAATTCTTCCAACAACATTTTTATTCTTTCCTTATTGGAATAGATATTAAGCATTTTACCATTTATTCCAATGGTTGTTGCTTCTTCCATAAATAAATCTAATGCACTACTAATAATTGGATAATATTCCATACCCTCATAATCAATATATGCGGGAAGTCTGGCAGCTTCATATTGTAATGCTTTTTGGAAACCCCTATCTGTTGTTCTGAAAAATTTGTTCTGAAGTTCTCTTTTCTGCTCCAGCTCCAACCCCTTTTGATGTATTTCTTCAGGAGTGTGACCCTTAATAATAATTCTATCGTCTTTAGGTGGTGGTGTTCCTGTTGGCTGTTGCACCATAGGTGCTTCTTCCTTGAAACCAAACCCATCTAAATTCAAGAATTTATTAAGTTGTTGATATATCGTTAATTTATTTTCCTTTTCAGCCATTTTATAATTTTTTATACTTTTTTATAAATACTCTAATTTTTCACAAAAGTCAATTTAATTATAAATACATTCTATCTTTTGTTTTTATCTTTAATTCCATTAAATAACCATGCGTTTACACCATATGGATTTAAAGGAGATACACTATCCACAGAAATTATTGGTTGATTTTTATTTTCCGACTTTAATTTCATTTCATTTACATCATTATTTGTAATAATAGCATTAAGCATTTTTTCGGTTATACCTTTACTTTGTTTGAATCTCGCCATATCAAAATTCAACACATATAAACCAATTGATAATCCCATAATTGAATCATCATGGAAACTTCTTTTATGGTCAGCAACACGGTTACCTGGAACAGTAACAAATGTTTTTAATTCATTTAACAACCTAACAGACTTAATTATAACATCTTCCAAATGAACTGCTCTCTGCATTTCAAGAAGAACAGATGGACGATTAGGACCAATAAAAAATCCCGGAATTAAATCAACAGTAACTACACTACCATCAGCCATAGTCTTCTGACCTTTCTTAATATATCCTTGTAAACGGTCTCTTGATGGTTTGTGGGATACTTCAGCATAATGTATACTCTCTTCCGGATAGCCAAATTCGATTAATTTTTCAACTGTCTGAACACCATAACCACCAGTAATATCAACAACAGCATATGCGTTATTATATTTCTTACCAAATTGATAAGCAACTTGGGCAAGCATTTGTGGTGTTATTTTACCATAATATTCGGCAACTTGTTCGACTTTATACCTTTTTATTTTTACTGTCTTTTCCTTACCGTTTCGTGTAATAGTCTTTTCTTCAATAACTTCAATTGTTTTCAACATATTAAGTGTTGAATTATCTTCACCATGTCCTGGCGAAGCATCTAATGCCATAATATATTCTTGAGCAGGCAATGGGTCTTCCCAAATCCACATGTTTTTATCAGTATACTCCTGACGAATAGGTGGCTCTACTTCATCTTCCTGAATTCTCTTTAGATATTCTTCTGAAATAAAATTATCACCAGAACCCAAGAAAGAACATAATAATTCCTGTGCGATTTTTCGCATATCACCGTTAGCGTCTCTAACTTGTTCTTCAAACCAAGGTGAAGTCGCTTCCCAACCATCATCCATCATTTGGATTCTTTCCTGATTGTTCTTACCATCATCAGAAACTCTTATTTCGGTTTCCTTACCTTTATTCTTCAACCACTCTAAACCTTTATTGTATCTTGGGTCATTATACCACCACAATTCAACAGCCTTGAAGTTATTCTCACCCTTACGTGCACCATCAAAATGTTTGTAAAAAACTGCATCCAAACCCGATGGTGTTGAAACCATAATAATGCTACCACCAGTACCTAATGTTGGTTTTGCTGCAGTCCAAAACTTATCTCCTTTCTCGGTCCATGCAGTTTCATCCCAAAAAATCAATGTAGGTGTCATACCACGAAGACCTCCCTTTGCAGAGAAAGCACCTAATTTCGAATTGTTGTCGTAAATTTTTAGTTTTTGAGTATCCTTGAAATTACCCTTATCTGCCTCACGACCTGTTTTAGGTCTCAACCAATCAGGGCAACCGTCAATAAATAAAACAACATCACTCATGATTTCATCACGAGCAGTTTCAAGTTTATCGGCAACAATAGCAACTTGTCTATTTTGATTGAACATCACATACCACGCAATATATGCACAGGTGGTCGTTGAGATACCCGCCTGACGATATTTATTGGCGACAATGGATTTGTGAGTCCTATATGCGTTAATTAAATCTTTTTGAAAGTCGAATAATATGAAAGGTACGATAAGACCCGCTACTCCTTGTGTTTGGTCGAAAATCGTAAGATATGTTTCGATAAAATATATTGGATTTGTAGCACAACGAACAATTTCAGATTCCTGTTCTATGAAATTTAATTCACTGGCTTTCTTGGCAATACCATCTTTTGTAACGACAATTGGTTCAATTCTACCTGTTTTCTTTCGAAGTTCTTCGGCATATTTTCTTGCTTGTTCCTTTTCCTTTTCTCTTTGTAAATTATATGGAACTATGGGTGCATGGTCCGGAAACAAGGAATCGTCATCATCTAAATCAATATTGATATTTATATCATCGGTCATTTATAATAATTTATAAATAAATACTTGACCGTAATAAAACCGCAAGGCACGGTACATATCTTGATGTATCGTGCCTCGAAACCTTTTCTTCCTAAACTGGTAAGATAGGCAAATATAAATACTATAATTTTATTGAAGAACTCTCTACAAACTCCTTATCCCTTAAAACAATTTTTCTCGCATATAATAAATCTTTGATTCTCGCCAATGTCATCCCATAATGAAATACCAATAATGGTGCTTCTTCATCTTCTTTTCCAAAAATACTGTCATATTGGTCAAATCCACTATTAGTATCATCAATCTGTCTTTCAATCTCATACGCAAGGGCATGTATTGTATGATATCCATGCATATATTCCCTGTCAACAGCCTCATGTAGACAATATAAATCGAATGCCCTTGTTTTTAAACTATAAACACCATCGATAAAATCTTCCGCAGGTGGTAATGCATTATCACACGCAGGTGTTATATCCCAACACCAACCTTCAATATCTACATTGGTTTCATCATTACTAAAAATAAATTCATAGAGACCTTCTTCTTTTGAATTATAACCAATTTTCAAAACAAAAATCAGTTTAAGTTTTTTTTCGTCCACTGCTTCCATGTTGTGATTTTAACATAAATACTTTAAATAAAAAAAGCCACGATGTGGCTTTATATTTATTTACTTAGTTGAAATCCTGTCTGTCGTTCTATCTCAGATAGTGTAAGGGATAGACACATATCGTAATTTTTTAAACTACGTTCTCCCCTCAATTTAAATATGAAATACATTAATTGAGAAATAGCAGATATTCCGATTAACGTAAAAAGAATAACAGGAATTTTAACGAATAGAACACTGAGAATCAAAACACTGAAACTAATCTTCTGAAGTAATAGTTTCCATGAAATCATCACATGAAGTGTGTCATCAAAATATGTTGTTAATATTCTTCGGTACTCCAACCAATCACACTCAGAATTATCTTCCTTTGTGCCTTGTACCTCTGCGAATTTTATTGACTCTCTTTCTTTCGTACCACCAATATAGGTTCTACGGTATTTCTTTCCTTCAAACGTCCTGTTTATCATAACTTATGTTTTGGTGATTATACGACAAAGATAAGTAAATGTTACAAAAAAACCCGAATTTCTTCGGGTTCTTATTTTTATACTCCACCTAATTGGGTTTTCCCTTGCGTTCCACCACTACTAAATGCGCTTTTGGTTGCCGCATTTTTTACTGCTATTGGTGCATATTCAATACCTTCTCCACCAACTCTCAATGTACCGCCACCATTTTGAACATATTGTCCTAATATTTTATATAATGCGGGAATTGGCGTTGATTTAGCCGAATTTAAAATAGCACCCATCTTCGGATTGTTTAATATATCACGAAATGCCTTATAGAAAAGTTTCTTGACTTCCATTTTATTATTTGGGTCTACTTTACTATATGCTGCAGCTACTTGTTCGGGTTTGGTAATATTAATCCCTAATTTATCAAGACCTAATACCTCATTTACCGACTCAACTTTTTTTTTAGAAACAACACCCTCATATAATTTGAACTGACTATCAATTATAGTGTCCAATTTTTTTAGTGTTTCTGATTTCTTATTTTCATTTAAAGTTGCTTTCTTTAAACCAGCCTTAACTTCCAGACGCTCACGAATATATTTTCTGAGTTTCTTTTCAGATTCATTCATCTCAACCTTAACGCTATCCTTGGTTACTTCAACAGTTGTTACTTCAGCACCTTCAGGTTTTACGACTCCACCACCCATTGATTGAAAACCAGGGGCAAATGTAGGTTCATCTTTTTCAATTTCATCACCCATTTCAACATCAACCTCACCATTTTCAACATCATCATCTCCTACTTCAACATCAATGTCATCCTTTTCAATTTCATCCTCTTCAGGTTCTACACCTTCCTTCATTTCCTTAACAGGAGCACCACTTGCACTAAGTTTTTTACCTGCCTTTTCACTAACTGTGATAGTCACATCTTCTTCTAAAGATGGTTGAACTTCAACATTTGCGGGGTCAATATCTTCTGCAAGACCTAAACCTGCAACGCCAGCACCTTTTGTTGCACCAACTTGTTGACTAACTGCTTGCATAATTCTTTTAAGGTCAACTTCGGCTTGTCCCGCTTTAACCAATCTGCTATTTAATGCAGCGATTTGCTGACCTAATTTACCTGCTTCTTTTTCAAGTTTTTTAACTTCAACAGGAACTACAGCACCATGTGCTGCTTGTTTTACATCTTTACCATATTGTTTAACAGCATCAGTTGCTTGAGTTACTTTTTCAGTACCTTTATTATATAAATCTTGTGCTTTATTTCCAATTGCAGTACCAACATTTTGTGCGCCTTGTTTAATATCGCCACCAACTTTTTTTGCTGCACCACCAACCATTCTACCTAAGTTACCAAAAAGTTCGTTAAGTTTAGCCATATTTTCTTCGTCTGAACTTTCGTTCATTCCGGTAACAATCGGACTTATTTGGTCAGCATATTCTTCGTGACCATAATCATTCTTTAATTGATTTAAGATTTCAGGATTAACGACTTTAATAACTAAAGCAACATTATCCATGTCACCGTCATTCATACCATCATTATGTGCATTTGCATATCCACTTACTAAGTTTCCAACTTCTTCTTCACCACATTCCATAAGTGATTCTGCACTATCATAACCACGTGATTCTGCATATTGTGCAAAGCTACCACACTCAGCACATTGCCCTTCAGCAACCTCTGCATTAACATCAACAGGTTCTTCTTCTGGCATTGTTGACTCTAAGTCCTCAATATTTTTTTCCTTATTTACTTCAAGTATTTTATTTGCTAATGCTTCAAGCATATCAACTTCCATTTTCTCGAAATCATTATGGAAATATCCAAGAAATTTATCAACATATTTTACTACTTCTTTATCGGTAAAATCTTTTTCCATTAATTTTTTACCGAGTTCTTTTATTTGAGACAAAATACTATCACCACTCTCATCTTCTTCACCATCCAAAGCAGGTTCTCCATCCGCTTCAGCATCACCATCTACTGCATCAACAGCATCGGTTTCAGCATCTACTGCATCAACAGCACCATCAACAGCAGGTTCGCCTTCCAAACCAGCATCTACACCATCAACAGCAGGTTCTGCTTCCAAACCAGCTTCCATCTCATCACCACCTTCAAGACCTGGCATTTCAGCAGGGACTTCTTTTTCTGCTTGGGTAGCAACATCCAAATCACCTAATTTGTCTGTAGCCATTTCAATTTCTTTTTCGGCAATATCTTCAGTTAATACCATTTTGCTACCGCTTTTATTTGGCTTCAAAGTATTTGCCTCACTAATAGTGTGAAACATCATATTTCTTTGCTTATCTGCTTCTGCTAACGATTTGAATTGGTAACCTGTTATGTTTTGCATTCCACCAATGTATGCGAAATCAGATACGTTAGGGTCTTTTTTTGTGCCTGCCTTTTTAATGTAATAATTATGATTTTCTTTAACGATACCATATACTACACCGTCTGCTGCTCTCTTGTAATCAATAAGACTACCTAAGTTACGTGTCTTAGATTCTTTGATTGAAGGTTTACTTACTTCGGCTAAATTTTTTAGTCTTTCGTAGTATGCCTCTTTTGATGTATGTTTTGCCATTTCTTATATTTTTAATATGCTTTTATTTACTTATTTAAATTACACTTTTTTATAAATACTTTACTTAGGACAAAAAATTAGGAAACTCATATTATTTCATAATTTTCATCAGCTATTTTGAATTTAATCAACATCTCATGAACTTTAGGTGTAATTAATTCTTTCTTCTTAAATTTGTCGATAATAGATTGATTTGCTCCCTTATGTGAAACGTTTTCCTTTAAGAATTTTTGATTTTTGTGAATCTGTTCCACAATACCATAAAAAACCTTTTCGGCTTTCTTCCTTTCCACATATTCCCTTAACTGAGACTCCGTAACTATAAACTTTTTCATAATTCCGAATTTAAGATTTCATTTAGACTTAGTTCCTTAGTAAGATAATCATTCTTCATATCAACCATCTTCTCTAAATACCCGGTATTTCTTAATATTTTAAACACGAGATTTTCTGTTGAAAACTCACCTGCCGTATCAAGTCCTGTCTGTCTGTATTTTTTTATTTTATTTTTTAAATTTTCGTGTCTTTTTAAGAAAGTTGAATTGTTCACATCACCCTCAAGGTCATCAATAGTATTCATCATATCAGCAGACTTCAATTGAACATTAGCCATATCGACATTAATTATCTTCTTTGTGGGTTTTCTAAGCCACTTATCTTTAACCAATGAATATGTGCCCGATGAATGATGTGGTTCTGCACTATCCTGAAAATACATTTCAACATCATGTCCCTTTATTTGAACAGGTAATTTTTCTGCCCACAATTGTTTTTTTAACTTAAAGAAATCACCAACAAAATCTTTGTTTTCTGAAATCTGATTAAAATCGAGAATAACGTGAACATCCAAATCAGAATTTTCGTTGTAATTAAAATTAGCAAGACTTCCTGTCAATATAATATCATTAAATTTAAGATTATTAGCATCGCAGAATTCAATGAATCTCTGTGCATTTTTTAAAAGTGCTTTTCTCACATCAGGTTTAATCTTTTCGTCAGATTCCCATATATGCGGATTCAATACATCATGCATTTGAATCGAAGCCACATCTACCGCTTCCGGTTCAATAACTTCCTTCAAAACATCAGATATATTGTTCTTTCTCCAATACTTAGAACTCCATCTCCTTGGATTGTCTTTCATTATACGCTATGTTTTCTCGTCTAAAACTTATTTACCGACTTTAGCGATTGCAGCAACGGGGATTTTAGGTTTAGCTTCATCTAATTCCTTTTTATCCTCCCTTTTACCTTCCTCTTC